GCTTTATTCGAGCGAAGAAAGCAACAGCGGAAGCTACAAGTCCGTGGACGCAATAGCAAACTCCGGCGGGTTAATCCGCATAACCACCACGGCAAAGCATGGCTTTCAATCCGGTGACAGCGTTACAGTTGAAGGGGTTGTCGGCACGATTGAAGCTAACGGGACATGGCGCATTACGGTCATCAACGCCACGACGTTTACTTTAAACGGTTCAACTTATGTCCACGCCTACGTTTCAGGCGGAACAGTGGTGCGGGAAGTCGGCTATTATGTTGTAAACTGCACAAATAGAGGCGGAGAGATAGAGGTCGAGGTTCGGGCGCACAAGTTTGAAACTGGCGATATGGTGTGGGTTGAGGGAGTCAAAGGTAGCACACAGGCAAACGGAAGGTGGATTGTTACTGTAATTGACCTGAACAACGTCGTTCTTCAAGGGTCTGTCTTTGGCGGGGCTTACTCAAGCGGCGGCACTATCCGTGGGGCGGGGCTGTTTTTAATGCACGATATTACAGCTTGTGCCGATAACGGCAGTGGGCTTATCAGGGTTACAACAAAATCCAAACATGGCTTTGTTGAAGGGCAGAGGGTAGCTATTGAAGGCGTGGTCGGATGCAAGGAAGCAAACGGAGTGTGGGCTGTCACTTTAGTTGACGCCAACAACTTTGATTTACAGGATTCCACTTTTACAAACGCATATGTGCGCGGTGGGCTTGTTTCTGACAGGTGGCCGGCGATTTGCGGATTTTCAGATGAACGGCTTTACTTTGGCGGCTCATACAAAAAACCGCTTTCGATGTTCCTATCGAAACCTGGCGACTATTACAATTTTACAATAGCAAGCGCCGACGCAGATGCCGCCCTCGAATATCCGCTCCTTTCGGGGACAATGGCGACCCTGAGATGGGGATTAACTCAAAAAGAAATCACTATCGGGACGGCGGACAGCGAATGGCTTTTACAGGGCGACACTAACGGCGTTTTGAGTGTTGATACTGTTAATGCAAAAAGACACGCCTCAAACGGCTCTGCCGATATACAGGCTATGTTGTCAGGGGACGCGATTCTTTATGTTCAGCGCGGGGGAAGAAGGGTCAGGGAATTGGCTTACTCTCTCGAAAAGGACGGCTACTCGTCGCCCGACCTGACACGGCTTGCATATCACATCGGCGATACTGGTTTTACGAGCATGGCTCAACAGGTATTCCCCGACCCATTTATTCTATTAACAAGAGAAGACGGACAGATGCCCGTCTTGACGTATAATCGTCTTGAACAGGTTGTCGCTTGGTCGCGTGTTCTTACCGGCGCAGAGACAGCAGGACAGTTCAAAAGTGTGGCGGTGATTCCGAGCGAAGGCTCAGAAGACCAAGCATGGGTTGTTGTGAGCCGACGCATCAACGGCGTGACCAAGCAATATATCGAATACTTCATGCCACAGGATTACGGGCCAGACAAAAGAGATGCCTTCTATGTTGATAGCGGTCTCTCATTCGACGGCGGAGAAAAGACAGGTGTAACGGTAGTGACTTTGGCCGCGGAAGGGGAGATTACCGTTGAGGACGCTTCAGACCTTTCTAACGGGTCGAAGGTAAGATTTGAGGGGGTCTTAGGTTGTGAAGAACTGAACGGAAATGTTTACACCGTTTCTGACCTAGCGGCAAACACCTTCAAGCTAAAGGACGGAGACGGCGATTATATTGACACAAGTGAATTTACCGCGCTTGTTGCAAACAAAACAATCACCAAAATTATCGCAAGCTCCGAAGGAAAAATAAGAGTTAAGTCGGCTTCCCACGGTCTAGCGGACGACGACGAAATCCAAATCTTTGGCGTTCTTGGGTGCGTCGAGGCAAACGATACATGGGTCGTGAAAAAGATTGACGACGATTGGATTGAATTGAACGATTCGGTCTTTGTAAAACAATATCTTGGTGGCGGAGAGATTGGCGGAAGCTGCGAAGTCGTGTCCAATTATTTTACCGGCATTGACCACCTTACGGGAGAAGAGGTCGCGGTTTGCGGTGATGGCGGAGATGATGGAAACCAAGTAGTCGATGGCGGCACAATCACGACAACTGGATATTACAATAAGTGCCACATTGGTCTTCCATATAAAGCGACCTTAATCCCGATGAAGCCGGATGTAGGCGGAAGATACGGAGTGGCGCAGGGCATTACGAAGCGGATTGAGCGCGTGATAGGGAGATTTGAAAAAACTCTTGACTGTAAAATTGGAATGACCCTCTCGACGCTTGACGAACTGAACTTTAACGAGGACGGAAAACTGACTCCCTTCACGGGCGACAAAGAACTGCCGTTTAATGGAGATTACGATACGGATGGGCTTGTCACGATTGTTTCCGACGCGCCGTTGCCCTGCAATATAACAGGACTGATAATATTTGCGGTGGGGTATGAGCACGGATAAATACGAACTGCGACCAATGAAATTATGCGACGTGCCTCCGGAATATGAAGCACAGGCGAAGACCCATATCGCCGCGGGTGCGGCTTACGCTCTTTGCCTGAACGACAAAGTAATAGGAGTGGGTGGCGTCCGTCTTTATTGGGAAGGAGTCGGGCAGGGATGGCTTCTGCGGACTGTCCCATGGCGAGAACTGGTTTATAAGGCTCTCGATATTTATGACATCGTTGACGAGAAGATTAAAGATATAAAAAATAAATATGGATTGCACCGGATTCAGGCGACCGTAGTGGACGAGAACATTATCGGGCACAAATTTTTAATGCGGTTGAGCTTTCAAAAAGAAGGCATTTTGAAGAAATACGGTGAGGACAAAAGAGACAGCGTGATGTATGCGCGGGTGTGGGAGGAATAAATGACACCTTTTGAATGGATTGTTGTAGCGGTAATTGCCGTGGGGGCATTAGCATCCGCCGGAACTGCGGTTTACTCCGGTGAACAGGCGCGAAAGGCACAAAGCTATAATGCCGATGCGATGGAAGAACAGGCGCGCGCCGAAAGAATGAAAGCCGACTATGAGGCGGGTATCTTAAAGCGTAACGCTGACAAAATGAGAGCGAGGATGCGCCTTAATTACTTGTCGAGCGGCGTGGATATAAGCGAAGGAAC